TGCGCGGCCTACAGGCGCAGCAAAAGGGGAGTTGAGCTCGTGCCTGGCAGCATCTTGGACCTTCTTGCGGCGGCGGCGGGGCATCCCGATCCGGCCGACCAAATCGCCGCCCGTTTGGGCCAAATGCCGGGCCAACCAGGCTCGCCGCAAGGCCCGCAACCTCTTGCCGGCGCTGTGCCTCCCGCAGGGCCGCCGGCGGGGCCTCCTGGCGGCGGTCCTGGCGCCTCGGGACCATCGCCGGGTGCGCCCCCTGGCCAAGCCCAACAGCAACAGCAGCAACCGCCACAGCCGCAAGCCTACCAAACGCCGCCCGACCTCGGGCAGATGTTCGTGCAATTGATGCAGCGCCAGCAAGCCGACCAGGGCTTCAATCGCGGCTTGGGCATGCTCGCCGCCGGCTTCGCTCAGCCGCGTGACCGCGCCACCATGGTTGACGCGATGAGCCAGCCCACGGGTGGCGACGCCGGCTCGCTCATGGGCAACCTCATGAAGCTGCAGCAATACAACATCGAACAGCAACAGATGGCGGCCTATCGGCAGAGCGTGCCGGCCATGCTCGAAAAGGCGGGGATCGATCCGAGCTATGCGCCGCTCGTCATGGCCGACCCCACGATCATGTCGAAGATCGTCGAGACGCAAGCCGGCGTCGGGGGCAACCCTGCCTGGCAAGCGCAGATGCACGCCGAGAAGGCCTTGAACAACCAGGGCAAGCCGATCCCGTGGACGCCGGGCGACCCGACGTCTTACGACGCTTGGACGAAGGCAAACACGGCCGAGCAACTGACGCGCAAGAAAGACCTTGACGCCGACACGGCGAATTTGCCGGCGGCCAAAGACGCCTATGATCGGATGATCGCCGACAGCCAGGCGTTGCTCAAAGAGCCGGGCCTTGAGGGCATCCTCGGCGGCGCGGGGCAATTCAACCAGGCCGGCAATCCGTTCAACTCGGATCAAACGAGCAAGGCACTCGCGCTCTACAACAAGATCATGGGCAACCAATACGCCTCGGGCGTGCAGGACTTCAAAGGCGCGGGCCGCATCACTCAGCAAGAGCTCAAGCAAGACTTGCCCGGTCAGTCGACGATGGGAACGCGCAACCAATCGCTCGCCGATTTCACTCAGGGCGTGCAAGACTACATCACCAAGCTTCAAACGAAGCGGGCACAATTGTTCGGCGCGGCCGGGCAGTTGGCGAGCCCCGATTTGAGCGATGAAGATTACGCCAAAATCAGTCCGATCTATAAGCCCGGCGGCGATCTTTACGTGCCCACTCAAAAGCCACGGCCCGAGCCTCCCGCCACGCCGGCGACGGCCGCGACGTCCTCGAGCTCGAGCTCCGCGAGCCCCGGCCTCAAGCCCATGCCCGACGACACCAAGGCGGCCGCGCAAGCTTTGATCGCCAAAGACCCGACGCAGCGCGGACCGCTTATCTCGCACTTGCGCGCGCAGGGCATTGACCCGACGGGGCTCTAATGGCCGATGATCCGCTCTTCGGGTTCAAGCCGGTTCAGGCGCAGCCCGACCCCTTGATGGGCTTCAAGCCGACGACGCCGGCCGCCTCGAGCGCGCCCGACCTCGGCACGACGGCCATTTGGAACAAGCCGGCCGACACGTCTTGGTCGGATTTCATGCTCGCCCATCTGGCGAAACCGTTCCAAGGCGCGGACCAAGCCGCGCAGGACTATTCACGAACGGCGGTCGACGCCGCGACGTTCGGCCTTGGCGATCGGCTGCAATCGTATTTGACCGGCAATCCTCTCGACCAGGAGCGCGCGGCGACGGCTGCGGCCTCGGGCCGGCTCGGGGCTATGGCGCCGATCGTCAGCGGGGCGATGTACGCTGTCGGCCCTGGCGAGCTCGGGGCCGCGTCCAAGATCGGCGAAGCGGTTGCGCCGGCGGTTGGTAAATGGGCCGGCGGCGTGCTCGGCTCAGGCGCCGAGGGTGCGCTCGCGGGCGGCGCGGGCGCGGCCGGTCACGACGAGAATATCGGTCAAGGGGCGCTCTTTGGCGGGGCGCTTGGGGGCGCCGGCGGCGTCCCTGGCGGCGTGGTCGGGCGCGGCGGTACGCTTGCGCCGGCAGTATCGGAGGACGCCCTACGAGCGGCCGCCAAGACCGATTACGCGCCGCTCGACGCCATCGTGTTCCACGGGCCTACGCAAGTGAAGCCAGCGCTCGACGCCGTCACAAACACGATGACGGACGCCGAGCAAGACCTCGCCAAGTCGACGATGGCGAAGGTGAACAAGTTGGGCGGCGTCACCAACCCCAACACCGGCGTCGTCAACGGCGGCGTCGGCTTCGCCACGGGTTCGGACCTTCAAAGCTACCAGAAGATTTTCGGCGACCTGGGGAAGAGCGGTAGCGCTGAGGACCGGCAATTCGCACCGAAGTTCAAGGCGGCCCTCGAGGACGTCATGCAGAACACGACGCCGGCAGGGCGCAACGTGACGCCAGGCCAGGGGATGAGCTTCATGCCGCCTGGCGGTTTGGGCGCGCCAGGGCCGGCCGCCGGCGAGGCCGCAGCGGCGCGCGACGCCGGCAATATTCCGTTCGGCCGGGCGCAAGACGTCAACCGCTTACAGGGTTGGATGGACAAGAGCGCCGTCGCCGGCGGCCCCGACGTCGGCGGCCAGGCGAGCGCTTATCTTCGGACGCCGGCGGGGCAGCGATACGCGCCGCCTGGCTCGCCGCAATATCAGGCGCTCAACAATCTGGCCAAGACCAACGCCGGCCCCGACTTGTCGGCCGGCCCGTCGGCTTTCGATTTGCGCCACGCTATCCACCCGGCCGTGAGCGCGCTCGGCGCGGGCGCCGTGGCCGGCGTTGGCGGTCAAGTCGCCGAGGGACATTTCGACCCGGCGATCCTTGCAGAGGAAACGGCGGCCGGCGCACTCCTCGGCTACGGCCTTCACGCGGGCATACCGGCGTTCAACAAGCGGTACATTCAAGGGCCGGCGCAACAGCGTGCGATTGACGCCGCGCGCGCGACTTTATCGACCGGCCAATTTCAAGCGCCGGTCCTGCCTGACGCATCATTTCGAGACGCAGTGCGCTCACTCATTTTCGGCCAGGGCGCGGCCGGTCGGTACTAGCGCAGGAAGATCGACCAAACGAGGAAGATCGCCGCGCCGGCGGCGACGGCGAGCCATAAAGCCGCCTTCGTGTCGTGAGCGGTCCAAGATTGACCATGGGCCCAAAGCGGTCTGTGATCCATTCCGAATTTTTCTCCCTAAAGTGAGCGGTTGTTTTAGAGCGGTGTATTCGAACAAACCTCCGGCCCGATTGCGGGCCAACTGGCCCACATGCCCGGCCGAATAGCGCGAAACTCACCATCGTTCGTTCGCAGAATTAACGTCCCATCGCGGCAGACCTTGACCACCGTCCTAGTCTCGGCTGCTGGCGGAAAGGCGTGCATCGCAGCCAAGAAAGCGGTGAAGATGGCCATCAGGGCCAAGGGAAGAGCCCAAGGCTTGTCGACAAGCCTTGCAACAGCGGCGTTCATTTCGGCGCCGGAAGCTGAATGATGATCGGCGGCGGCGGCGGCGTTTGGCCGATCTTGAAGCCGACAAAGCCAGCCGCAGCGCTCGCCAGCGCCGCCGTGGCGCCAACAAGAATTGCTATGTTGCGAGGGTGCTCCCAAATGTCTTGCTTGCGCCGCAAGCTGACATCCAGCCCGACTAGCGCTTGCTCAAGAACCTTTTGCTCTTCATCGGTCATGGCTTCATGTGTCCGACGATAAAATACACCGCCCCCACAACGATCACGACATAAGCAAGCTGCGTTCCGACGAACCAGCGGATCGACGCGACTTCGCGATCAAGCATCCACGTCTTTAACTCGTCGAGCTTCTTCTCGAGCCGCCGTTCGGCGCCTTCCACGTCCTGCTTGGTCGCCGGTTCCATCGTCATGCCTTCCGTTGCCTCGCGCGCAACATATAGCGCGATGTCATTGTGGCTTCAAGTTGCCATCGACGCCCTGTTGCCTCTGCTTAATGCCGTTGAACATTCTCTCACGGCCCCTTGCCGCTTGTGCGCCCTTGAAGGCGCCGCCGCCGAGCCTGGCGGCCGCCACGATGAGCGCGCCGTCGATAATTTGTTCGTCGCCATCATCGATCATCCATTCATTGACGTCGGACCGATAAGCGCTTGGACTGCGATAAATCCCGACCTTGAGGGCTTCCCTGATTTGTCCCTCTGTGGGGCGCGCGCCGTTTTCGATGGCGGCGGCAATGGCCCTCACCTGTTCAAGAAGGCCGAGGGCGTCGCCCGCGTCGCCTCCTCGAGCCACGCGAATGAGGTTTGCGGCCATAAGCCGGAACGCAGCTAATGTTTGATCGGTGTCCATTTACGCGCTCCGCTTGAATGGCAGGATGACGGTCGACGGCGCGCCGCAGCAATAATCGGCCCATTGCTGCATAAGCGGAGCGCGACGGGCGACGAGCCGCGATCGCGCATAAGCGCCCTCAACCTCCGATCCGAAACTATGCGCGAGCGAGCGCTCGGCTAACTCGCGGTCGTGCCCGTGCTCGCCGCACCAATCACGGAACGTCGAACGAAAGCCGTGCGTGGTGACGGCGTCGCCGCCGAGCCGCTTGACCAGCCGCCAAACGGTTTCGTTCGGGATCGGCGTTTCGGCGCGTTGCTGGCGATGGCCTACGCCGGCATAGCCGGGGAACACGTATGGGCCGGCCACGCCCTCGGCCTTCACGCGCTCAAGGAGCGCGACCGCTTGGTCGCTCAGCGGGACAACATGCGGGTCGGGGCGTTTCTTGCCCATCTTCATTCGCGTCGCCGGGATCGTCCACGTCCGCGCGGCCCAATCGATTTCCGACCACTTAGCGCCGCGCGTCTCGCCGCTGCGCGTCGCGGTCAAGATGGCGAGCTCAACGACGTCAACCCCGATCGACGGCGAAGCGCGCAATTGACGAAGGAAGGCCGGGACGTCTCGCCACGGCAACGCGGCGTGATGCGTCTTGGGGGGCGCCGCTGGCGATAGATGCTTGAACACCGACCATCCGGCCGGATTGGCGGTCGAGCGCCAGCCGTGCGCGATCGCGTAGTCGAAAACCTGGCCGATCCGCGAGATTAGATCGCGCGCAGTCTTGTGGTGGTTTTTGTCCCAATGAGGCGAGACGACGCGCTTGATATCGTCGACGCAGATTTCATCGATCGCCTTGTTTGCGATCGGGGCGCAATCGACTTCCATGTTTTTCGTCCATGCGTCGAGACTATGCGTCATGCCTTCGAATGACGTTCGCCAGCCCGATTGCTTGGCGGCGATCTTGAGGCGCGCGACCTCGGCGAATGTCTTGCGGTTGGCGGCCGCCTCGCGCGCGGCGCGGCGCTCGCCGACCGGGTCGTAACCATTGCGCCATTGCTCGACGAGCTTGTCGCGCTCCTTGCGTGCGAGCGAGAGCGAGACGCGATTGACCGAGCCGAGGCCGACCTCTGGCTTTTTGCCGTTGATGCGCGGACCGCGCACGACCCATGATCGCGCGTCGCCTCTAATCCTAAGCCACAGATATTCGCCGTCCGCGTGCATGCCGTCGCCAAGATGCAAAAGATCGCTCGGTTTAAGTTTGCTCATTTTCATTTTCCCTTCTGTGCAATCGGACTGTTTGTCCGATAACCGTTTTGGCCACCCAAAAGGCAACCCAAATCGGCGCAATCTTGTAACCGTTGGCGCAACCTTGCGCAACAACTATTTTGCTCATGGTGGCCAGCAATGGCCCGGTTTTCCGGGGATTTCATAGCAAAATCAGTTGCGTATGAAGCAACCCGCAATCGCATCGAATATCAGATTACACAATTCCATAACACATTGATATTGCAGCGCTAATGGAGATTTTGTTGCGCGTGTTTAGGCCGGCCCACCCGCCTGGTCCACCCGGCGCTTCTCTAGCTCCGCTGCCAGCCACCCGAGCGTCATCCACAATCTTTCAGCGATCCCGGTGAAAGTGGGCGCCTCTTTGAGCCGCTCAATCTCGGCGTGCATGCGTTCACGCTCGTCGAACATGCGCGCGCGTTCGCGGGCCTCGACACGGCGACGGATCAAATGTTGGGTGCGCGTTCGTGTGAGGTTGAATTTCTCGGCCAGCGCCTTCTTGGTTATCCGGCCGCCGCCGGCGATAACCTCGTCGTAGAAGGCCAACATTTCATCTTCGCGCAGCCGCTCTAGCCGCCAAATCTCTTCCCATTCCGCCCGGCTTTTGCCGTACCAAAAATCAGCGCTTCCCATCGGCGGCCAGTAATTTTTCGAGCGAGGCCGCCGTCACCATTCGCCGGCCGCCTGGCACTTTGACCTCGCGCAACACGCCGCGCTTGAGCCAACGCCAAACCGTCGTGCGATCGCGCCCGAGCATGGCTGAGACTTCGCCGGTCGTGTAGGCGACGCGCTTTGTCTCCTTGGTCACTGGAAACTCGGATCGTGGTCGTTGCCGCCGTCGGCGCCGGCCATGCTGCGCAAGAGCTCATAGACCTGGCGCGTGATGGTCGCATCGGGCCTTGAACAGACCCGGCGGCCGAGCCGCATGCGATGGCGCGAAACCGTTTCGATCGCGTCGGCGAGCGCCGCGTCGAGCAACCGCTGGCGCTCGTCCTCGTCATTCGGCTCGTAGCGTCGTGGCGTCGGCGTCTCGGCTTGGGCGGCGGCTTCGGCCAGGGCCGATATGATCGCCTGGCGGCCGACCTCCTCGGCGACGTGATCGAGATCGGCGACGTCGGCGCGGGCGAGCGCCTCACGCAATGATGGCCGTGGGTTCATAATCCATACTCCCTCGCGATGCGTGACTTGCCGACAGCGACTTTCGTAAGCTTGGGCTTGGGCTCTTTGCGGGCGCCCCAATTGATCTTGCGGCGCGGCGGCGGCTTGACCCCGAGCGCGGCCGCCTCGAGGCGCACCGCCTTGCCGATGTCGCCCTTGTCGATTTTCGTCTTTTGCGGATGGCAGACGGCGACGCAAAGCAATTGTCCATCGGCCGGCGTGAGCTTGCGCGCTAGATCGGCCGCCGGCCGCTTCCCCTCGGCGATGACATGGTCGATTTCATAGTCGGCTTTCTTCGGGCACCATCGGCCGCAGCGCTCGCAATGCACGCGCCCGCTTTCATCGGTGGCGCGCCCGCGTATGGCGATCCGATCGGCGAGCGTGAATTCGCGGCGCTTGCGGTTCATATTTTCATTCCGAGCTCGAGGGAAAGCCGCGCCGCAACCCATTCGAGCGTGCGCTGGCATGTCTTGGCCTCGCGATAGGCGTGTGGATCGCCGGCATGCTCGAGCCGGATGACAAGCTCGGCGAGCGCAAAGCGCGCTGTCGTCACCACGGCGGCCGCGTCGCACATAGCCAACTGCTCTTTGGTCAACTCCTCGCTCATGCGGGAAACACCACGCCGCGCTGCAGACCTTGCGAATAGATCGTCTCGATAAGATCGGCGAATTCCTCCTTGTTGAGCTTGCTCGAGCGGTAGCCGAGCGCCACCACGCCATTGCCGTCGAGCGCCGGCATGAACCGTAGCTTGTGGCCAGCGGCTTTCATGAAGGCGCACTTGAAATCCTCGGGCTCGTAGCGCTCGCCGCCGATCGGCAGTTGCGCCGAAACCTCGTTGAGCAACGCCCACATGAGCCGGTTCTGCGCGGTCGTTCGCGGATCGTCGACGAGCTCGAAAGTCGCGCCGACAGGGGCGGCCTTGAGCGCCGCCATGAGCTCGGCCCGGTTCGTCTCTGTTATCGAGCGCGTGAGCCTCATTGCGGCGGCGCCAACAGGTTCGCCGGTTGCTCGCGCTTCTCGTAGGCAATCTTGATCGGGCCCTTTGTCGTTTCGTAAACGGTGCGGCCGTCGGGCATCACGATATCGCCGAGAAAGGCCTCCTCGAATGTTGTGATCTTGGCGTCGACCGCCTCGAGCTTGGCTTTGACGAGCAACAGGAGCGAGCGCCATTTCGAGCGCTTCGGTTGCTCGGCGGGCGGCTCGGTCATGGTCATGCGGATATGCCGATCGCGGCACAAAAACTCGATCCGCACGGCGTCGCCTTGCCAGCCCGACACAAAGCCATTCGCGCCATATTTCTTCACCGTGCGCTCGATATCGGCGCGCGTCTTTTCGGGCGGGACCTTGGTGTAGCGCGCGAACGTCATGCGGCCGCCAGGGGATAGAGCTCGTCGAGCTTGAGGAGCTTGCCGTCGAGCTCGGACAGAAAGTCGCGCGCTTCGGCCTCCATGCTGGCGATGATCGTCTCGTCGCGCATGACGCGCTTCTGGAAAAACTGCAGCGGGTCGGGAAAGCGTGGATCGTAACTGCAAAAGTCCCACCATTGGCGCCCCGAGCACGCCAAATTCCAATGGATTTGCGGAAGGTGATCGTCGGGCACGGCTTGCTCAAGGAGCGTGCGCAGATGCGTTCCAGACGTGGGGCACTTAATTTCCAAGCCGCCCTCGTCGCCTATGAGGGCGTCAGGCGAAGCGTGCGCGCGTTCGATCGTCGGGTGCTGGATCAAGCCAATCTTGACGACGGGGAGGTTGGTCAGAAAAGCGTAGTTCGCGCGCGCCTCGTCCTCGTGGTCGCGGCCCCAATACATCGGATTGGAGCGCTTGGCCGGTACGCCGGTTATGCGCTCGGCAGCGAGCTCATAGAGATAATCCATTGCCGCCGCGGTGCGGTCGCCCGACCGTTTAAGCCGCCCGAGGGCGACGCCGATCTTGGACGCGCCGAGCGAACCGCACCGCGCCTCAAACCACTCCGTTGAGCGTTGGGCCATGTCCTCATGCGAAGTCACCGAAGGCCTCCTTGCGCCCGAGAAGGTAGGCCGCGTGCGCCTCGTTGATCGTGTCGAAAGCGCCAAGGCTGATTTGCCGACCGTTAACCGTGAGCCTCGCGACAAACCGTTTCGCCGACCGTCGGACGCCCATCGGCAGTTGGATATGTCGGCTATGAGCTTTGTGGTTTTGGTTGTTCTCGAGGAAGGTTGCTTCGCGCAAATTATCGATAGCGTCGTTGAGTGAGTTGCCATCGGCATGGTCGAGAATTTCTTTGGCCGGCCATCGGTTGTTGACCCAAAGGAAAATTAGCCAGGACCGTTTGAACTTGCGGCCGTTGTGTTGCACGGCAACGTATGACTTACCCCGCGAAGCTTGCGGCGAGCCGGCGTGTGTCCCGACCAAACGAGGATGCTGCTTAGGGGGTCGCGTCCAAATCAATTCGCCAGTTTCGGGGCGAACGTCGAGACATTCCGTCATCCATGCGAGAATTTCGGTAGCGGGAATTTGACGTGTATTAGACCGCTGCTCCATCGCGTCATCCTGTTCGATAGACCGCGCCGATATGCCGGGCGAGCGGCAGGGGAATTTTGGCGATCATCGCGCTCGCCATTTTTCGCCGGGGCGAGGACGACGGAAGCGAAGTGGGGCCGGTGTCGAACCACACGGCCCCGCTGCCGTGATGCTTCACTCCCTCGCCATGCTCGCCGGGGTTGGTCAGATGCTTTGTATGCGGGCGCCCGTCGCGCCGATTTAGATGCGCAACGACCTTGCGGCTGTCCTCGCCGTTCAAACGCCAGTGAGGAGACACTTCGCCCGTCTCCTTGAACCTGTTCCAATCGTGCCATGGCCGCTTGGCGGGCATCCTCAAAACGGGCGGCATGAGCGCCGGCACGTCTCCCCACAGATAGAAGCTGCCGAAATTCCAGCGCGCCCGGCCGACCCATTTCTGCGCCCCCCGCACGTTCTCGACAATCAGCGGGATATGACGCCCGGCCGCCTCGCACGCCTCGCGCTGGATGCGGAAACACGTCTCGAATAGTTCATTGTCGGGCGGCGGCAGCGCTCTCGCGCGCGTCCACGGCATGGCGCGGTAGCTGTAGGCCTGGCAGGGGGGCGAGGCGACAATCAGCGCAGCGTCCTTGAATTGCGAGCCGTGCAGCGTGCGCACGTCCTGCACGACCAGTTGCGCCGGGTAGCGGTGCTCGCCGTATTCATGGCGCTCGATGTCGAAGCCGATCACGTGATAGCCCTCGGCGAGCAATCCCTCGGTCCAGCCGCCGAGGCCGCAGAACAGATCAATCGCCAGCGGGCGGGTCACGGCGCGGCGTGGGCGGCGCGACGCTTCTTTTCGTTCAAGAGGGCGGTCGCGCGCTTGAATTGCGACGTGCGCATTTCGGCGATGGACGGCGCGCCGATCGTCTCGAGGAAGATGGCGAGGTTGCTTTCCGTGTCGCGGATCAGCGTCTCGATATAGACGACGTCGTCGGCCTCGATAACCGGGTCCTCGGGCGCGAGGCCGACGACGTCGTCATCGCGGCCCGCGCCTATGCCAAGCGCCTCTTTTAACGTGTACCTTTGCAAGTATGTGACGGTGCTGGCGATCGCCTGGTTGGGGTTTTTCATCCCCGACTTGTCCTCGACGCCCTCGAGGCTGTTCTCCTCGCTGTAGCCGTCCTCGTGGCTCAAGATGCACGTGACGCGGATTTTGCCGCCCTCTTGCGTCGACTTGTGGCGATAGCTCAGCCCGTGCTTGCTAAGGACCGGGTCGACCACGGCGCCGATGTCGGCGAGCTCCTCATAGCGATAGCTCGTGCGGCCGCCGCCATCCTTATGCGGATAGTCGACCTGGCGCGTCTTGAGGATCGGCCCGAATTCGCCCT